GAGTTTTACCAACTTTCTGAAGGACCAGGATGTGGGTCTCTATGATGAGTATGTGATGGAACGATACAAGTCAGGATTGACTGGTAGAGCATCTAATACACCCAACCCGGTAATACCTAGTAGTAAACCAAACTTCAAGAAAAAAGACTTTAATCTGCCAAGAATTTCAGAACTAAATATTTCTCACCCGGCAAAGATCTACTTACAAAAAAGACAAATACCAGACAAGTTACTGCGGGAGTTTTACTTCTGCGAAAGGTTCAAACAGTGGACTAATACTCAAAAACAGATGTTTGATGATGAGGAGAATGACGAATCTAGAATCATCATTCCACTCAAAGACAAGAACGGAATCTTCGGGTTCCAGGGACGGGCACTCAACCCCAAGTCCAAACTTAGGTACATTACTGTAATGCTCAATGATGACTCGCCAAAGATTTACGGACTTGATAAAATTGATGATTCGGAACCCATTTACATTGTTGAAGGACCCTTCGACTCCACGTTTATCAAAAATGCTGTTGCTATGTGTGGGTCCGACGTTGATATTAGGACGCTTGGTTGGAGCGATTATATTTACGTTTTTGATAACGAACCACGTAACAAACAAATCTGCGACAGAATCTCCAGAACAATCGACCATGGAGATAAAGTAGTAATCTGGAAACCAGAGATAAAAGAAAAGGACCTGAATGATATGGTTCTTGCGGGACTCAATGTACAAGAAGTGGTACGTTCCAATACCTACCACGGACTCAATGCCAAAGTAAAATTTAACGGATGGAAAAAAGTATGACCAACGGAACAAAAGTTCAAAAGCGTAACGGTTCTGTTGAACCACTGAATCTAGATAAGATCCACATCATGGTAGAGCAAGCATGTGAAGGACTTGCTGGTGTATCTGCCTCTCAGGTAGAGATTCAATCTGGCATCCAGTTCTATGATGGCATTACCACTGGAGAGATTCAGGAGATCCTTGTAAGGTCTGCTTCTGACCTGATTGATTTAGATTACCCTAACTACCAGTTCGTTGCTGCGAGACTGCTTCTGTTCGGTCTCTATAAGCAGGTATTTGGTGATGATTGGAATAAGGGTTTCCCTCATGTACAGGAGCATCTTGTAATTGGTGCTCAGAGAGGAATCTATGATCAGGAACTCTCTGATTCATATACAGATGAAGAGTGGGATAAGATTGATTCTTGGATTGACCATGAACGAGATATGACATTCACATATGCTGGATTGCGGCAGGTTGTGGATAAATACCTAGTGCAGGACAGAAGTTCTGGAGAGTTATACGAGACTCCTCAGTACATGTACATGTTAATTTCTGCAACTATATTCTCCAAGTATCCTAAAGATACTAGGTTAGATTACATACATCGGTATTATAATGCAATCTCAAGACACAAGATCAACATCCCCACGCCAATCATGGCAGGAGTGCGAACACCACTTCGACAATTTGCTTCTTGTGTTCTTGTTGATGTTGATGACTCCCTCGATAGCATCTTTAGTTCTGATATGGCTATCGGCAGATACGTTGCACAGAGGGCGGGTATCGGTATCAACGCAGGTAGAATCCGTGGTATCAACAGTAAGATCCGAGGTGGAGAAGTACAACACACAGGTGTTGTCCCGTTCCTTAAAAAGTTTGAATCAACTGTACGATGTTGCACTCAGAATGGGATTCGTGGTGGTTCCGCAACAGTCCACTTCCCAATCTGGCACACAGAAATCGAAGACATCCTAGTTCTTAAGAACAACAAGGGTACAGAAGACAATCGAGTGAGGAAACTTGACTACTCAATCCAACTTTCAAAGATTTTCTACGAACGTTTCATTACGGATGCAGAAATTAGCCTGTTCTCACCGCATGACGTACCGGGCTTGTATGATTCCTTTGGTACTGACGGGTTCGATGATTTATATACTGCTTTTGAACGAGATGAGTCTATTCCAAGAAAGACTATCGGAGGACAAGAACTATTCCTGAACCTGCTTAAGGAACGTGCAGAGACTGGTCGAATCTATATCATGAACATCGACCACTGTAACAGTCACTCTTCCTTCAAAGACAAGGTTGAGATGAGTAACCTATGTCAGGAAATCACTCTGCCTACTAAACCATTAGAGCACATTGATGGTGAAGGTGAGATTGCTTTGTGCATCCTGTCTGCAGTTAACATCGGTAAGGTCAACAAACTGACTGAACTAGAAGAACTCTGTGATCTTGCAGTCCGTGGTCTGGATGAACTGATTGATTATCAGCAGTATCCTATCAAGGCAGCAGAAGTTGCAACCAAGAATCGTAGGTCTCTGGGTGTGGGTTACATTGGTCTTGCACATTATCTTGCAAAGAACGGACACAAGTATGACTCACAAGACGCTTGGGACGACATCCACAGACTCACAGAGGCGTTCCAATACTACCTCCTAAGGTCTTCTAACAAACTTGCAGAAGAGAAGGGTGCTTGTGGTTATTTCTTCCGCACCAAATATGCTGACGGACTTCTTCCAATTGATACATATAAGACTGATGTAGACGAAATTTCTAATCCTGGATACGATTATGACTGGGAAGAATTACGAAGAGATATTGTGGACAAAGGTCTACGGAACTCCACCCTGTCTGCTCAGATGCCATCTGAAAGCAGTTCCGTTGTGTCAAACGCAACAAATGGAATCGAGCCACCTAGAGGGTATCTGTCCATTAAGAAATCGAAGAAGGGACCGCTTAAGCAAATTGTTCCAGGTTTTCAATACCTTAAAAATAATTATACTCTTCTGTGGGACATGCTTGATAACACTGGGTATATTAATGTTGTTTCTGTGATGCAAAAGTTCTTTGACCAAGCAATCAGCGGCAATTGGAGTTATAATCCTAAGAACTACGCTGACAATGAGGTTCCTGTTTCTGAAATGGCACAAGATCTATTAAGAACATACAAGTATGGTTGGAAGACTAGTTACTATCAGAACACTTATGACTTTAAGTCTGATGAGAACATTGAAGATTCCAAATCCCTAGATAATCTTGTAGGAGAATTAGAAGCAGCGGAGGAAGACGATTGCGAGAGTTGCAAGATTTAACATGAAAGAGTACAAATTTATTACAAAGGAGAAAGATCATATGGAAGGCATGACAGTCTTCAATGCAGAAAAGGTAGACACCAAGAAGCAACCAATGTTTTTTGGTAAACCTTTGGGGGTTCAGAGATATGATCTTTACAAATATCCAATCTTTGATAAACTAACTCAGCAGCAGTTAGGTTATTTCTGGAGACCCGAAGAGGTTTCTCTCCAGAAGGACAGAGCAGATTATGCTAACTTGCGTCCAGAGCAGAAGCACATCTTCACTTCTAATCTTAAGTATCAGATTCTTCTTGATTCAGTTCAGGGTCGTGGTCCTAGTATGGCGTTTATGCCTTACTGTTCCCTCCCTGAACTTGAAGCATGTATGGAAGTATGGGGATTCATGGAGATGATCCATAGTCGTTCCTATACCTATATCATCAAGAATGTATACCCAGATGCCTCTGAGGTCTTTGATAAGATCTTGGATGACGAGAAGATTATAGAACGTGCTAAGAGCGTCACAGAGGCGTATGACGACTTTATCAACGCTGCTCAGAGATGGGGTGCGAGTGGTATGTGGAGCACTGACTGGAAAGATTCTCCCAATATGGAAGTGGAGCGTAAGGAACTGAAGCGTAAACTATATCGTGCAGTTACTAACGTCAATATCCTTGAGGGTATTCGTTTCTATGTCTCGTTTGCATGTTCGTTTGCATTCGGTGAACTGAAACTTATGGAAGGTTCTGCAAAGATTATCTCACTGATTGCTCGTGATGAGAACCAGCACCTTGCACTGACTCAAAATATTTTGAACAAGTGGAAGCAGGGTGATGATCCAGAGATGGAAGAGATTGCTAGAGAAGAGCAGGAGCATACAATTAATATGTTCCGTAAGACAGTTGATGAAGAGAAAGCATGGGCAGAGTATCTGTTCAGAGATGGATCTATGATCGGTCTGAACGATAAACTACTGCATCAGTATGTCGAATGGATTGCAAACCGTAGAATGAAATCTATTGGTCTTAAACCAATCTACGACATTCCAGCAAAAAATAACCCACTGCCCTGGACTGAGCACTGGATTTCCTCTAAGGGTCTTCAGGTTGCCCCACAGGAGACTGAGGTTGAATCGTATATCGTTGGAGGTATCAAACAAGATGTCAAAAAAGACTCATTCGCAGGATTCAAACTCTGACCTCAGGAAGGTCTGGGAGGAGATGGAAGAGATAGAACCTCTAACACCACTCACTTCCACGAGAGACTCCCTACAGGCGTATAGAGACGCTGCTGAGATAGACAGATATCTCTTCGGCGAATACGACAGTTACGACGCATACAAGAGCACAGAGTCCTAAGGGACTCTTTTTTTATGGCTTGACAAGACTCCAATATCTCTGTAGAATAACTCTGTCGGGGTTCATAGATAACTAGTATATAAAGCTACTATGAATAGATGAAACCTCAGAGTGCGAAAGCAAAGGGTAGGAACTTACAGAAATGGGTAGTACAACAACTCATTGAAACATTTGATATACATCCAGAAGACATCAAGTCCTGTTCTATGGGAGCTGGTGGTGAAGATGTTCAGATGGCCAGAGCAGCAAGAGAAAAGTTTCCATACTCAGTTGAATGCAAGAATGTAGAGAAACTGAACATATGGGATGCTTATGATCAAGCAAAGGCAAACTGTGGGAACTATGAACCAATAGTTGTTATGAAAAAGAATGGTAAGCAACCACTAGTCGTGATTGATGCTAAATCCTTTATTGAACTAAATAAAGAAAAGAATTCGTAACAATGAAACCGACTCCTAAGGAACTGCAAGAACATAACAAGTATTATGAGCAAGTAGTAGACCATCTTATTGCTGAGGGTTATACAGCAGATAGAGATGGTGCCGAAAACATTATTAGTGGAATGAGTGAAGAATGGTACAGTCTGATCGTAGGGGAATAATCAGAGGTATTCTGGTTGGTGTTCTATTTTGGAGCACCTTACTATGTCTGATAACTTTGCCCTTGACTCCGCCGGATAGACCTGGTATAATGATGGAGTCTCACAAGGGCTCATAGTTAAACGGATATAACTACGCTCTTCTAAAGCGTTATTCTAGGTTCGATTCCTAGTGAGCCTGTTATTCTATATGAACTCATGAATTCGATTCAGCCCTACTCGACTGTTCTGGTTCTGAATAGTTCTTATGAACCTCTTCATTTTACGAATTGGAAGAGGGCAGTTGTTCTCCTGTATAAAGAGAAAGCAAAAGTAATTTCAAAGACGGTAATACGTCTGGTGAATTATGTTATTATACCTTTTCGTCGTATGAATAATTTGTATCCTACTCGGAGTTTGATTTACAAGAGAGACGCAAATACTTGTCAGTATTGTGGTGCAACTAAAAAACTTACAATAGACCATGTGTTACCAAAGTCCAAGGGTGGGGAAGATACCTGGGAGAATCTGGTAGTTGCTTGTTCAACTTGTAACGTCAAGAAGGGAGATAAATTATTAGAACAGACTGGTATGAAACTTGCAAAGGTTCCTAGGGCACCTATCAGTAAGATTCTGATGGACCTAGAGAACACTAGCAATGAAGAATGGGTTGATTACATCTATTGACGACAGACCAAGGATATGTTATCATATCCATATTGCGAGATTAGTTTAGAGGCAAAACTAAAGGTTTCCAACCTTTCGTCACCAGTTCGATTCTGGTATCTCGCTTTCCCGTAAGGGATAATTAACCTTCGGCATTCTAAGAATGGCACTTTCACAAAGCACTTTGGATAATCTGTTGGAGGCAGAATCTCATGTAAGAGCAGCAATCAAATCTGCTGCTGTAAATGAGAAACCTTTAGTAGTCAAGCAGTTATCAGATATCCTTATCAGCATGGAACAATGTAAAAAGTTTGATGAGATTATGGATATGCTAGATAATAGAAAACACGGGGGCAGTGGTCAATTCGGTTCATTTTTTAACGATGAAGATTAATCTCTGGTATTCTAAAAGCATGGGACAGTGGCGTTGGACTCTTTGTGAAGAGTTTAAAAATGGTGTTACTAAAGTAGAACAAACTTCTGGTCAGCAACCCATGCTTCGTGATGCTATGAATGATGTAGCAAACACTGTTGAATATATGCTTGAAGTAAAGACTAACTAATTCAATGGAAATGTGGAAAACAAAATGCAGCAGTTGTGGTAAAATGACTGCTGCTAATGAGTGTCCTCAAGTGGGACATCAAGACCCTGATGGTAAGTGGGTCAATTCATTATGTAAACCTTGTTGGAATAAGAAAAATAATGCTCCATAGCACAATCGGTAGTGCGCGAAACTGTTAATTTTGAGGTTCTAGGTTCGAGTCCTAGTGGAGCAGTTAACTAATAGTACAGCACAATGTTAAGAATAAGATGCAAACAGTGCGGTAAAGAACTCACAGGACGTGGGTCAAAACCGGTATCCTGTGGATGTCCAAATATGACTACAATCAAGGGCGATAAGATCTCAGCAAATGATTTATCCGAAGTCCTTATGATTGATAATGGTCAGGAAAGGAAAACAAAACTAACGTCATCGGACATGGAATGGCAAGAATCTAGAAGAAAAAGAAAGATTCGGCGGTTAGATTTCGATATTCGTTAGCATTTCTGTATAGAATTGATTGACAAATTCTAAATAATTACTATTATAATGAGAGGACAGAAAATTTTACAGAGGAAACAGTAATGCACCCTGACGAATTAGCAAATTGGTTAAAGATTAAGGAAGTATTTGAAACAGAAGGTACTACAGATAACTTCTATTATAAACGTGCTTGTGTTATAGTGGGAGGAGGACCTGACCCTATGAATAATATTGGAAATGGCACACAGGATGACGCAACTCAAACCTGAACACTACCTTACTAAGGTAGAAGTTGATAGGTTAATTAAGGATGCTATTGATGATGCAATACGAAAACATAATCGTAATGCTTCTATTATCAGTATGTGCTTAGGTGTTCTTTTTCTTGCTGCTTTTGTGGACGGGTTCCTGAGAGCAATTGGAGTCATACCGCCATTTATGAATATTGATATCAACCTAATGAATCAGGTTATAGACAGAGTAAAAGAAGAGGTAATTAAAGTAATACCATGAAAATTGGACTTATTGGATCGGGTGGCATGGGCGAAGGAATGTCCTGTCATATCATGAAGAATGACATTGAAGTATGGGGTTATACGAATGATTATTCTAAGACCCAAGAACATTATGAGAAGGGAGATATTAGTGGATGCACTACTACTCTTGAGTATCTTGCATACGTAGTCCATGAGGATAGTAAAAAATATACCAGTGCCGGAAAGGTTCCTGGTGTGTTTATGTTGACTGTTCCTATAGAAGTAGTTGACGAGACAATTAATGATTTACTAGAACATTGTACGAATGGTGATATCATCATCCACAATGGTGACTTTAACTTCAAAGATTTTAAAAGAAGATCTGAGATGTTATCTAAACTGGGTATTCAATTTATCGATTGTGATACTTCTAATGATAGTGTTCAAGTAACTGGATCAAAGACCATAATATCTGTATGTTCTTCAATCTTTAAATCACTTGCACCAAATTCTAACTGGAATGAGTTCTCTACCTTAGGGGCATTATGTTAGATGCAAGAACAGTTAAACCAGAGTTGAGGATGTCGTATAACTTTGCCATGTGTTCCTTTTCTAGGATGTATGGAGTGAGACATGTTCAGTGTAGTAATGATATACATCGATTCTGTATATTATGGGCAGAGTCAACGTTGACTCCACCAGCAGAAAGTCTGACTAAAGTAGATTTTTATTTCAGAGATTTATGGACAAAGAGTATACTAACATAGACTTCTCCAAACGAGTATGTAGAAGTGCTATATGTGGGGGTGATCCTTTCATCCCAGATTCCGAATATCAAGGCGGGTCATGTCAATTGACTTGCGATGTTAAAGATAAAGAACCAAACATTTTCATAGGAGATTGATATGTTCAAGAAAGCAACGATTATACTGCTACCAATCATTACATTTTTGGTATGGGGAATTAAAAACGCATACCCATCATGATATTGCACTTTGCTAGGTTCTGTGGAACAGTGTTAAATAACCCATATGGATTGGGATTTCTTTCGTCTATGTTAATTCTTGTTCCTATAATAGGAATGTGGGCAGTTCACAAATACGATTGGCAACACTGGGAACCATTTGACAAAAGACATAATTAATAGTATACTGAGGGGGTCAAGAAATTGACTGCGGTAATGTCCTTCAGGGTTCAGCATTAGCGGCGATAGGAACCCTGATAAATATTAGAACAGAAAAGACTATACTAATACAGTGCTAAAGAAACCCTCAGAACTATTCAAGAAAAAGGAGGAGACTGGACAGTCCATTGAGACTAATTCTCAAGCGTATCAGTCTTTCAAGGAAAATGTTCAGAAGATAAATTCTCTTTCTAACTTCAATGAAACCATTGATAGTTATCGTAAAAGTATTGATAATGTAAATATCTTATCCGAAGAGATAGCAGATATTCGTAGTGACATCAAGAACCTTCTTACTTCAGAGGATCTTGATCGTGCGATGATGGGACAGTTCGTTGTCATTGACGAAACTATTTCTGGTGTTCAGGATAAAGTAAAGACAATCAATGAGAAGAAACTCAGAGAGATTCGTGATAATGTAAGAGAAGTTACATCAGATGTAAATGAGTTTCTTGAAGTAGAAGCACCTAAGTATAAGAAGTTATTCTTTGACCACGAGAGGTCAGTTGATAGAAAATATAATCAGTTTGAAGAGCATGTTAATGGTGCATTCAATACTGCTGTAGATGAAATTGAGAAGGCACTTGAAGATATTCAAGGACAGGTAAATGAACGGGTTACAGGTATCAACCAAGAGCACCTGGCATCTATCATTGAAGATGTAAAAGAACTTGGTAAGACACAGGAAGGCACATATAAGAAACTCATTGTTGATGGTGAGATTCGTATTGACGAAAGATATAATAAGTTTGAGAAAGAAGTCAACACCCGCTGTGAAGACCTGACTTCTATCATTGGTCAA